GACCGAGTCAGTCGGCAATGTTAGGCGCTACAGGTCTACAGAATTCTTCTGCAGTACTCTGTTCCGAGCTGCTCGATACAATCGAGCAGTTCGCTCTTAGGTATGATCGGCGGACACCGGTCACACCACAAGTGCTGGTCCCGTATATTACGGGAACCCACTACTTATTTCTTCGTCAGGTCCCATCGGCCTTGACGATTAAGAGGTCTGGGAAGAGAACCTTCTCGACCAATAAGGAACTCCTCCTAGAGGAGGGATTCCCTTTGTTCATCTCTGCAATACAGAATGAACCAAAAACCCTCGCGACGGAAGCGGATGCTGACGAAGACGAGGTTCCTAGTGCGTCATCAGAAACTGAAGCGCACCTTGGGCCTATCCAGAGGCCACTCTACGAAGACCCTTTCTTGGTCCTCGCAGGATATATGTTTGCGCACCAAAAAGGTGAACAAACACCAGAAATTAAAGTTTGGGCCGGCGACTGTCGCCGTCTCAATCAGAAAATGTCAGGGATATATTTTAACCTTGACATAAAGAACCAAGTCGAATTCCATCGGGTTGGTTCACATGAGGCAAAGATGTATTTCTTGTCTCATCATACGCACTGGGGAAGTTATATCTTCCGCAGGAGCAAAGGTATTTTGAAAGGAGACCACAAGGGCTTCTTTCAGACGCTATGGCGTCGAATCGGCCAATTCCTACTGGGAAATACCGATCCGGTTTGGTCGAAAACCGAACGAACCGAATTTAAGTATGTCCTCGATCCCACGCGACAGCGGGATCGAGGCGAAAGGGCCAAGAGATTAATCGAGGTCCTAAAGACCGCTGACGGAATGTTCCTACAGCGGTTCATCTCATACCCGGAAGAGGTATGGACATGGGACAAATACGATGCGTATATTGTCCAAGCAATATCGATTCTCATCACCGATGAGTTTATCGATGGTAAAGTGTCTATGGCAACCATAGACATGAAAACTTGTTACGGACAGCTGAAGGCTGCGCGTAAAACCTTTAAAAAGGTATCACACGCTGAGATTAAGTCTCGCGTGCTCGAAGAACTGGAACAGGAACCATCCTGGATCCAGAAATTCTATCTGAAGTGCTGGAGAGCAGCAATCAGAAATAACGGCAACAATCACGCGTACGTGGTTGGTGTCATGAGTCAAACTCGGGGTGCTGGTACGCCACCACCCCTCGTGGTTCTTCAATCGAAATCGAAGTTCCTCAAAACAGTCAGTAGTACCGTAGTACCACTGACATTGACCGAGAAATCTTTATTAAAAAGATCAATCGAATCGGTGCTACGGGATCTTCCCGATGCATCGTTTACGGGCCTTGCTACGAAAGCAAGAGTCACGATAACTGGTGCCGCCTGTTGGGAGGCAACCAGAAAACAAGGCGGGACCGCACAAGCGGTACTCGACATTATGTCAAACTATGACGAGTTTCCAATCCCAATACGGGATTTGAATACTGGTGCTATTGTCGAACATCGACACAAGCACGAATTTGAAAGCGCAGGAGAGTCAGTCTTCTGGGCTTGTTTACACGAGGTCCTGAATACAGAGCCCTCGAGATTAAGAGAGGCTTTCTTGACCGTAGTCAAGGAGCCTGGGAAAGGTCGATCCGTAACAAAAGGAAAGACCGCATTGAAGATTGTGTTAGACACAATCTCCAAAATATGTAGCTCTCCCCTCCGGAAAGGAGTGGAGAGTTCTAAATCCGGGATGGGAAAATCCCACCACGGATGGAATTTCTTCCTCGATATGATGAGTGAAGATATGAAAGATGAACTGTTTACGCCAGAAAGCGTGGAACAGGAAGAATATGAAGACTATATAATAAAGCATATAGTCTGGGAGGATGTATTCCTCGGTAGCACTGATTATCAGGAAGCTACAGATCAAATGCACCACGGTTTCGCTGAAATCGCTGGTACTTGCTGGATGAGAAAATGCGGAATACCGCGTTTACTCGAAGGGATAGTCAGGGCAACCTGCTATACCGAAAGGAAAATATTCTTTACGGGTACCGGTGTACTCGCAAATATCGGCGTCCCAGAGGTATATCTGGGCGACGACGTCCGATCCGTTATCTTACGGAAAGGCGTATTAATGGGAGACCCCCTAACGAAGGTGGTGCTCCATTTGAGCAACATCACCGCCCGCAGCCTTGCTAAAGGACTGTTAACGGGCCAAGCAATGAAAGGCTACGTGAATTCTCACGAAGCCTATGCAGCTTTTGTCAATGCATTGACGAAAGCGTAGTAACAACCTGGTTCGGAGGACCCTACCAGGAATAACACAAACAACCCACTTCGTGGGTCAGATTATGTTAAAAAAAAA